CATCTGGTCATCCTTTGACGGTTATTATTAATTCATTGGTAAATTCATTGTATATGCGTTATGCATATTATACAATTGCTAAAGATGATGGTTGGTGGAAAATTCCTCCGTTTAGAGATGTTGTTTCTTTGATGACTTATGGTGATGATAATATTATCACCGTTAAAAAAGGATTTGCTAGTGTTAACCACACTCGCATTGCATTAGTATTTGAGTCTATGGGTATTAAATATACTATGGCAGAAAAAGATGCCAAATCAGTTCCGTATATTAATTTATCAGAAGCAAGTTTTTTAAAACATTTTGCTATTTGGGATGACGAACTTAAACTTTATCGTTGTCCTTGTGAAGAAGGTTCGATTGCCAAAATGTTGCATACGCATATGAAGAGTGATGTACTTTCAATGGAGCAATCTTCTGCTGAAGCGATATCTAATGCTGCTCTCAAGTATTTTGAATTTGGCCGTGAGGTTTATGAGGATAAACGTGCCCAGTTGATGGAAGTAGCCAGTAGGGCTAATCTAATGGGTTATGTTGCAGATTTACCATCATATGATGAGCGCCTTGATTGGTATAGAAATAAATTTGAATTAGATTCACAATCAGGCCATGTTTGCAGTTCCGTCCCGCTGATAGGACGTAAAGTAGTATCAGCTGTGCGTAGGAACATGCACATTAAGTTGAAGCAATCCCGTCATAGGTAGTTACCAAGCCAGATATAAGAATTCTGAGCTTGCGTCTGGTTTAGGAAAACTATGACGTAGATGCTGTCCTCGTGCAACACCCGTTTTGACGGGGGGTTTGGTCAACCATAAACATGAATTAATCGGCGTGCTGTGAGGCCAGCGCGTACGAGGATTTAATAAATAGACCTTAGTAAATTTGAAAGAATGAATACTATTGGTGAGACAGTACCTTCCGTTGAATACGGAAAAAACTTCGAATGGGATGCTCCTTTGAGATCCATCCCTCCTTTTGATGTTTCTAGCCTTTACGGTGAAATAGAACTTTTACAAAAGGAAAATAAAACGCTTAGGTGTTCTTTGGCTCGTAAATACAGTCATTGTGATAAGCTAAGAGCGGAAAACCGCAATCTAAACAGACTCATTCACTCCCTCAATAATGACGTCCTTGTTTCGCAAAGTGGAGTTGCTAACACCACGAATAGCGAACCGGGATTGACGATGAGTGAGTCAACACCTATGGCGCAAGAGCAGATCACTGCTTTTGCTGATCAGGACGCTGGTTGGACCACTGATATCCATGGTGCTTATGATAGTACTATGGACGCTGTTGAGGCTGTAAATTCTCAACTGGGCGAGTTTTTAGCTCGTCCTATACGTCAGTCGGTTCAAAATTGGGTTGTTACACAGCCCCTTTTTTACCAGTTTAATCCATGGAAGGAATTTATAGAAAATCCTTTCGTTCAGGATAAGATCAAAAATTATGAATTGGTGCGCATGAAATTACATTGCAAAATGGTCATTAGTGGAACTAAATTTCACTATGGTCGTGCATTGACTAGTTACAATCCTTTATCTGGTATTGATCAGATTACGGTTGAACGTAATTATCTTAATATTGATCTTATTGCGGCTTCTCAGAAGCCGCATTTCTTTCTGAATCCTACCAAAAATACTGGAGGAGAGCTTTGTATGCCTTTCTTCTGGGAGGACAATTATTTGTCTCTGACTGATAAAGATTATGACAATATGGGTGAGATCACTATCAAATCATTTGGTAATCTTCTTCATGCTAATGGAGGAAATGATCCCGTTACTGTTACTATTTATCTATGGGCAGAGGATGTTGTTCTCACCATGCCTACAAGTCAGGTTGCACTTGTTTCCCAAGCTGGTAAGAAGGGAGGCAAGAAATTAAGTAAGAAAAATCAGTCAAATTCTATCACAACTAATGATGAGTATGGTTCGGGAATTATTTCCAAACCAGCTGCTGCATTGGCAAAAGCTGCGGGTGTATTAGCGGATCTTCCACTAATCAGGCCTTATGCTTTAGCTACACAAATGGTTGCTGGTAAAGTGGGTAAAGTGGCTAAGATTTTTGGATATTCACGTCCTTCTGTAGTGTCGGATATTCAATTATTTAAACCAAATCCTACTGGTAATTTTACTAATGTGGATGCTGCTGATGCTGTACATAAACTTACACTTGATAGTAAGGCAGAAATTACAATAGATACCAG